TTATGTAAATCAGTCATAATAAAAGCGGGCAGTTAATTAAATGCCCGCTTTAATTAGTTTTTATTAGCTAAGTTCGCCTGTATTAACAATACGGATTGGAATGTAAATAAATTCTGCCGCTTTTGTTGGCTCAATAGCCACATCAATGTATAACTCGTTTGCGTCAATTCTTGCAGGTGTGTTGTTTGATGTATCACAAACTACTGCAAAGTCGTATACGCCACGCTGTGTAAGGATATTTGATAAGAATCCATCAAATGTTGCCTTAGCATTACGTCTTGTATTTGCATCATTTGGCTCAAACAAGTATGGTCTGCCAATAACTGCAAAGCGTTCTCTTAGATACGCTGTTAGACGTGCAACGTTAACACGATCAAGAGCACTTGCACTTGCCGCTAGAGTTTTCTGTCCAAACAACATAATGCCTTCGCCAGGGAATCTAGCAATAGGATTTAGTTTGTTTTGGTACATTGCATCTCTGTCGCCCTGTGTTAGAGCTACTGGAACAAATTCGCCTTCTGAATTTAAGTGTCCAACGTTTGTTGCGTTTTGTACGATACCACGTGTTAGACCTGCTGGAGCAAACCACTGGAATGCTACCTGGTCGTTGTATGCATATGAATAAAGTACACTATGTGATGCTGGAGCAATTACATTTTTACCACTAATTGGGTCGCTTGTAAGCACACTTGGATAGTATGTTGCACCGTATGTATTGCTACTTACTAGTCCAGCCTCGCCGTTTGCTACTGCATTTGTACCTTGTACCCATGCAATGGACTCTGTTGGAGTTAAACGGAATGGTGAGTCAACAATTACAAATGCAGTTTCATTTCTGTCACTGTTTAATGTAAACATTTCGTCTGCCATTTCAGGATAACCTGGAGTTGCAATTAAACGGAACTGGATTGTTTCTTCACGTAGTTTTGTACTTGCCGCTGATGCTTGCATCTTTGCAACAATTACTGCTCTTTGAGCATGTCTACCAAAAGAACCTGATCCGTTAGGTTGATTTCCTGCCGCATTACGCCATTTCCATGTAGTTGATAGTCCTGAATCATATACTCTTACAGTATTACCACTACGGTTCATGTTAATTGCTGTTGTGCCTGATGGATAAATTAATGGATTAGGTCCATTTGCAAGTACTGCGCCACTTGCTACAAAAGTACCACCTGCGTTTGCCTGACTTGTAATGTCACCAAATACAACACCGTCACTTGTAGATTGATCTGAATTGTCTTTAGCAACCCAAGATGTGCCGTTATGTCTGTAAATTACAGGATAACCTGCCGCATCTGTATCAACCCAATAGTCACCGTCTGCTAGTGCATTTCCGCCTGAATCCTGTGAAGGTGCCGCAGAACCGTACTGTACGTCTTCGACTTTTTGCCATTTTTGTACGCCACTGTCTACTGCTACTTCATAAACATCTAATTCATTTAGATCTGGATCAAACCAATATGTACCATTTACTGGATTACCTACTGGTTCTGTAGTTGAAACACTCATTGTATAACCACCAGTTGCAGTTGTGCTTGATGTTGAAATATCATCAAACTCATCATTTGCAGAATCGTAACGTTTAATTGTTACAATACCTGTATTTGTTGCTGTTGGTGATACTGCAAGCCAAATATCGCCTTCTTCTAGATCGCGAACCGCGCCTGCAGAGCCGTCATGATTTTTATCTGTAATAATTCCTGTTGGAACTACGCCTGAATCGTTTGCATATACTGGTGTTTGCTTTGTGAATGACCCACTTGCGGTTGTGTATAATGCAATATATGGATCTAAACCTGATCCTGGAACTGTTGTTTTAATCCAAATATCATTTGTAGTTGGACTTGCTGGTGCTGTGTAGTGTGGCTCAAAACTAACGTCTACTGTTGTATAGTTAGCATCAAGTAGTGTCCATGCACCACTTACACCTTTGTAATAATAAAGTTGTGTGTCGTTTGCGTCATTAACAATTTCAACTAGGAAAGTATCATCAACTACTGCCGCAGTTGCTGAACCAGCAGTAGCAACGATTTCTACTGTTGGTGTTTGTACTTCCCACTGGCTTGAAGCTGAGTATTGATGAATACCAAAACTAGAAGCAGTTGGATTTAGCCAATATGTGTTATTGTCCGCAGGACCTGTTGGTGCAGTTGAACTTGGACGAAGTGATGTTAGATCAACGTCTGCTCGCATAATATATGCGGCTGATGCTTGACCTAAAAAACTGTATGCGGCCATAAGACCGTATTCATTTGTTTCGTCGCCTTGTTGAACTGTACCAGATACTTGTCTAATATCAACGTTACCAAAATACTGTGTAAGTTCACGTTGTGAAGTTACTAGTACAGGTGAACCTGAATTAGTTGATTTTGTGAATTTTGCAATTCCATCAGTTTCTGTACCAGTTGGATCTGTCTTGTCACTACCAGTTGCTATAAACAACATTGGGACAGTACCAGCGCCGGCTGGGCCATAAACTGACTCGTCTGTTACTGAAACCTGTACGCCAGGTGAAACAAGATTTGCCATTTGGAGTTCTCCTCTCATTATTAGAACATAATGTTCTTATATGAATATTTATCGGATTACCCAAATAGAGTGCTGATATAGAATTATGTGTAGTTTTAATTTAGTTTGGAAAGTGTTTCGACTTGAAAGGCGTCGAAAGTGCCTGTGTTGTTTAGTTCAACATCAAAATCCCACCCTGCCCAACTCCATTCACTTGCATGTACTTCGGGGAATACAACGTTCATTGAATTGTTTGGTTCTTTATTAGTTTTATTTTGATTGACATTACATGCAGTTGCCCACCATAAAGGCTTATCATGTCTCCAGACTACGGCAGTAGTACCGCCTAATTTTTTAATAATTTTAAGTTCATTAAAAAATCTACAGTCTGAAATTACTACATTTTTTGTTGCCATCTCAACTTGCCTTTCACAGGCGGCAACCCAAATGTCTGGATGGAAATGTGTACGCAATACATCAGTACCAACATACTGTAATGCATAACGTGGAGTAAAGTTAGGAATATCTAAACGTTTGCTCCACCATTCATCTGGCATTTCTCTAAATGCTCTACTTTCAGGTGTGTTTCCTTCTAGAAGAATTCTATCCCAACCAAAAATACTTGCACACGCATCTTTCAATACACCTGCAAAACTGATTCTTTGATATCCTTCCGCAATAAGAAAACCTGCGGCGGAGTCTTTACCATGGCCAATAAGGCCACAAATGCCAATAACTTTTTTCATGTGTTTATTATACTAAGAAATTTTAAGTTTGTCAACCGATAACAAATGTTAGCGGAGTACTTCCTTCATTATAAAGTGTAAGTTCTGTTTCTAATTTGTCTATATCTTGTTGAGCATCAGTACGTAACTGATCTGCGTTCATTGTAGTCCCACCTTGTGGTCCTGCAATCTGTGTAAACTTACCACGTGCTTCTGCAAGCATCAATCTTACATGAGCAAATGCATAGTCTTTTAACCAAGGAGACGCATATGTATCTTCTAATAAGTTTTCTTCAGGTCTATACATATAAACATGCAATACTACATCATCTTCTGCTTTTATCATTCTTTGTAAAAACAGACGTTTGGATTGTGGTCTCCAAGTAAACATAAGTTCTGCACCAAATAGTCTACCCATTGTTTCTCTATACTGATGTAAGAAATCAAACATTGTTAAGCCACCAGGTCTATGGGCTCCTAACATATATGTATTAAGGTAAGCCGCCTGGAAAGGTTCAATGTCATTACCAGTTCCACTGCTAACACCAGTTGTACGTCTGTAAATGTCTTTTACTTCCATTATTTCATTTGGTAAAGTATATTCGTTTTGCTCTTTTTGTAAAGTTAGCATAACAAAAGATTCTTCAACTGCATTTTCTGCCCTTTGGCGATACTTTGCAATACTTTTTTCAATGGCTAATTCGTAATGTTCAGGATCAAGCTCTACGTCAACCATTTGGCCGCCTAGTCTTAGTTCCATTTCTTTGATTAATTTAGATCTCATACTCATTGGTGTACCTCTACTTGTATTTATTACAGAAGTGTAGGCAGACATCACTTGGGTTACTAATCCAGCCTGGATAATATATATTTTCTTGATATTGTTTGTGTTTTGCTATATCTTCTAATGTATGATGGTTTAAACTATTCCAATTTGGATTATCTACAAGACTTTGTTCATAGTTTTTATCTCTAACTGGTACTTCGTCAGCAATATTACGTTCACCATATATACTTGCATAATGACAACATGGAAATACCTGCATACTACTATCCAAGTAAAATCCTCTTAGTGTTTCACTATGACAAAAACAGTCTACTTTGCAATTCTTGTCTTGTTCGCTCATCTACTTGTCCATATATGCCATTAGGCCATTTAAAATTTATAGGGATATTATTACTATCTGCAAATTCTTTTGCATCATCTGCTTGGTGTACGTTCCAATCAAATATTAAAAAATCCCATGTACCTTTGCCACCATGTAAAAACCATGTAGTCATATTTTCCCATGATTTTTTAAAGTTTACACCTTCTCTATATTTCCAATTTACATCATGTGTAATTCCATCAATACTCCAAGTAATTTTCAGTCTTTTATTTTTACTATTCAGTGCATAAAAATCTGCATTTCTTAAACCACCATTTGTATTAATACTAACGTAACCAATATTAGATAGACGTGTAATAAAATCCTGAATACGAGGATGCATCATTGGATCACCATATTCACCACATAAGTCATAGGTAATGCCTAGATCTACTGTTTTTTCAACAATAGCATCTAGTTCGCTATCAGTCATATGTTTAAGGACAAGCCAAGGTACAGTTTCACCAGTTTCAGTGACTGTACGTCGGCATGTCCTACACTTTGCTTGACAATAATTTGTTATATTAAGTTCTAAACTGTAATCCATGCTACTTGTATATAGCAAGAATCACCGTTTCTTTGTTAAATCTACCATTCAACTTTGTGTCTGTAGTTTTAAGAGACTCAAACTGCTTAGTTGCCCTAATCTTTGTTGTCTTTTTAAACATACTAAGTTGCTCTTGAGGTTTACGTAGTGTTTTCTGTAAACTACTTGCTTCATCATAGTTAACAAGACTTGTACCTTTAACTGCAAAGCCATCACTATCTGTAGAAATATAAATTCCCAACTTACGATTCTTACAGTTGAACACAATACATGCTACTGCACCTATAATCTTTTCAGGTGGTTCACTAGCAATACCATGATCTGTATCACTTACTTTGTATTGCAACTTCTTAACCTTATCAGCCGCACTCTTTTCTTTTATTTTACGTGGCTTACGTTGCGATTTGCTCTCTGCAATAACAATATCACAAGCATCCATAATCTTTTTGTAAAGTAATAGTGCCGCCTTCTTTTGATTATTATCATAGTGTTCATAACCTTCAGCAAGTTGTGACCACATATCTGCTTCATGTTCATCCATACGTTTTAGTTGACCCGCATTTGGTATGTTATTAAGCAATACCATTTCATCATAAATTCCTTCATAAAAAAGTTTTATAATTCTTGCATGGTTTGCTTTTGTGCCTACACGTCTAAATGTACGTACAGGATCAAACTTTTTAACTATAGCAGGATCTGGATTAGTAATCCATTCATCAACTACTTCTTCAATATCCTTTGTCATTGCAAAAGCAGTATCTCGCATAACTTCTTGAATTGTGGGTTTGTAAAGGTTACCAAGTCTAGCCTTTTCAGCCTTATCTTTTGCTTCTTTTTCTTCTACAAGCAATTTACCTTGTGCAATAGATTCATCTATTTTAGATTTCATATATTCACTTAAAGGATGTACGTTCCCGCCTGTACCAGGAAGTGTTTGCCAATAGTCATCTTCTTTCTGATTGAAATCTGGCATACCATTAAGTAGTAGTTTTGCATAGATACCAATATACACACCTACATGTGTTGCCGCCTTATAACAACGTACATCATTTTTATTATAGCCATTTTGTAGCATCCATGTATGTGTATGTACATGCATATCTGCAGGTTTTGTTAAGGTATAATATTGATCAATAGCATGACGTTTAATTGTATGAAATTTTTTGCCGTCCCAAGTTTCCCAACCAGTCCAATCTTGATCTTGAAATCCTGTTTTGCGATTCACTCGCTGTTTTCTAGATTTACGTGGTATCTTCTTTAAAGCCATAACAAACTCCTTAAACATTTGCAATTATGTACTTATAATAAACTCTTCCTAAAGTCTTGTCAAGTGCATAAATACAATATAAGGAACATTCTATGCCAAGACTGAGTTTATACAAGCCCTATAAAAGCAACGACTACAAATTTATGGACTGGAATATCCGTGAGCAGTTCGATATTGGTGGTACAGCAATACATGTACACAAGTACTTAGGTCCAAAACCACAATATGACCTTGAAGATCCGAGTGAACCGAACTATGGTAGTGGCTTAGAGACAGATAAAAATGGAAATGAAGTAAATCCATTTGGGCAAATTAACGAAACAAACATTCAAGACTTGCTATTCATGGAAAACAGAGATCGCAAGTACGATCCTGACATATATGAACTAAGAGGCGTATATAATGTCAGTGATAATGACTTTGATCTAACCCAATTTGGTTTATTCCTTACAAACGATACATTGTTTATTACATTTCATATGAATGACATGGTAGAGCGTTTAGGTAGAAGACTAATGCCTGGAGACGTACTAGAATTACCACATTTACGTGATGATTTATTGCTATCATATGAAAGAGATGCTATTAACAAATTTTATGTTGTGCAAGATGCCGCCAGAGGAAGTGAAGGCTTTAGCCAAACATGGTTCCCACACATTTGGCGTGTAAAGGTTGCACCACTAACAGATACACAAGAATATGCAGATATATTAGGTTCTGCAGATGATCCGGATTCACTTAAAAACGATATTTCTACATATCAAACAGAAATTAACATAAGTGATGCTATAGTTGAATCAGCTGAACAGGCAAATCCAACAAACTTACCACTTACTGAACACTTATTTGGAAGAGACGAAAGTGATCCAACATATGAGCATGGAGAAACATTAGAACAGGGAGATCAATTCCCGGTTAATCCAAATGATGGAGAGTACTTTATAAGAACAGACTTCAAACCACAAAGATTGTTTGTGTTTAGAGGAAGTAGATGGCATAGACTGTATGATAATGTCATGGAGAAAACATGGAGCGATAGAACTTACAATGCCGCAGAATTTATCAACAATGACGACACAACAGTTGTTGGTAACCAAGAAACTCCGGAAAAAGTGCCATTGTCAAAAGTTATTAAGCCTAAGGAAGACTTTTAATGCCAGTAAAACAACAATTCTTTTATGACAAACAAATTAGACGCTACATACAACAGTTTATAAGACTGTTCAGTGGATTTAGTGTGCAAATGGGCCACAGTGATGACAAATTACCTATTTTTCATAGTGTGCCTGTGAGATATGGTGACATAAATCGTATGGCGGCTCATATTCAACGTGAAAATTCGGAAAACATGACAAATACAGTTCCATTTATAAGTTGTTATGTTAATAATGTTGATATGGCACCTGAAAGAAGACAATATCAGGGTAATGTAGAAAAGGTACAAGTATTTGAAAAGAAATATGACGAGTCTTCACAAGAGTATCTTAACGAAGTAGGTAATAGATACACTATTGAGCGACATCAGCCAGTACCTTACTTTATGGATATGAATTGTGATATATGGACTAGTAATACTGACCAGAAATTACAGTTACTTGAACAGATTATGGTTTTATTCAATCCAACACTAAACATCAGAACAACTAATAATCCTTTTGACTGGACATCACTAAGTTATGTTGAAATGACTAATACAACATGGAGTAGTAGAAGTGTTGGAAGTACTATTGATGATATGATTGATGTTGCTACATTAACATTTAGAATGCCAATACTTATAACACCACCAGCAAAAGTAAAACAACAAAAACTTATCTATAATATAATTAGTGAACTATATAGTTTAGATGATGAAAACTTAGATTCATTTAAACGTAAAGATTCATTTGACAAAACAACATTACAGTACACTATTGTTACATTTGAAGATAGAAAGTTAAAATTCGACAATAACAATGCAAGTTTGCTTAATAAAAATGGTTCAAAACTAAATGACAGTGGTAACACATTAGACTGGAGTGAAGAACTCAGACCTTTTGGAGAATTACGAGAAGGTATAAGTCAAATTAGACTACGCAAGTCTAGTGACCCAAGTGATAAAGCAAATGATATTATTGGTAGGATTGAATTCGATCCAAATGATGTAAACTTATTAAAAGTTACTGTTGATACTGCTACTTTGCCAACAAATACACTTTCAAACATTGATGGAATTTTAAATCCAAGTGCATCTTTTCCAGGAGATGGTAATGTACCAGCGGCGGCATTAGGTCAACGTTATCTTATTACTAATGCTACACCAATTAACACAAACTGGACAAACGTAGTGGCAAACAAAAACGATATTGTAGAATATAACGGTACTGCATGGGTTGTATCCTTTGACAGTCAAAACAATAACAATCAACAGTATGTCCTAAACAATGCAACCTTAGATCAATTTGAATGGAATGGCACAGAATGGTTTAACGCATTTGAAGGAATATACAAACCAGGATTTTGGCGACTATACCTATAATGATAAAAGCAAGTGGATGTCTATTTTTATCGGTGGACACCGGGCGTGTATTGCTCCAACAACGGAGCGGTAGCGTAAACCACCCACGAACCTGGGCGTTTTTTGGCGGCAAGGCTGAAAAGTATGAGCGACCTATACAAACATTACTACGTGAATGTGAAGAAGAGCTAGGCGTACTGCCTGATATCAATAAAGTATTTCCACTTAACCAATTTATAAGCCCAGATAAAAAGTTTGAATACAATACTTTTGTAATAGCAGTATTTGAAGAATTTATTCCTATGTTGAATAATGAAAGTGAAGGTTATGCTTGGGTAAGAATAGGTAATTGGCCACGTCCATTACACCCTGGTGTAAAGGCACAGTTATATAATAGAGAACTAATTAAGAAAGTAAAAACCATCCTTGATACTTGTACAAAGGATGGTCCTAATTGGTTAGATGATTTTTACAGTGATTAAGTAATCTTTTTCTTCATGCTTTCTACAAACATTTCCCTTAACCATTCAAAATCATTAATTTTATTTAATGCGTCTATGTTATCTTTATTTTCTTGACCATAGGCTTTGCCTTCTAATGCACCCTTAATACAATACCGTCCGAAACGTTCGCCATTATCAATAGTACACCATGCTTCTAAACGTGCATCTGTTTCTGCTTGTTTTTGGTTAGGGTTAACACTTGATGCTAACTTAACACACTCTCTAAATGCACTACGCCATGTACGATAAGGGTCTTTATTAAATCTTGTTATGTTTGATATATCTGCTACTGGTTGATAAAAACTTACACCAGTAGTAAAGTCAGGAAGAACGTGTCCCATCTCCATTAACTGTTTTTTAGGAAATAATTTCACTGCACCATATCCATATTCTAGGTCATTGATTGGATTACGAGCTGACCATACGTATGTGGTGTTACTTCTTTTACTCATTGGTGGTATATAATCAAATTTAAAATCGTCCATGATGTCTGCGTCTGCATCAACAATATAAACCATTTCACTTTTTGCCATTTCACCCACTTTTTTATGTGCATTAGCAATTCCTTCAACATTTTTAACATGTTGAACTTCAGGAAAGTCTGCCTTTAGTTTTGCAAAGTTTCTATCTGCTTCAGCTTCATGGAAACTAATCATAAAAATGTCAAAATCTGCGTCATGATGTGATCCATGAATTTTATTTTTTACTACACCATAACTAAATCCACTTGTTGGTACAAGTTTGATATCTCCCCAACGTACTGCTCTTTTGCTTCTACGTCCTACTCTGGGAAATGCGTGTATTAAGTTTTTACCTAAATCTGATGGTCTATAATGCCACGGAAAGTTTGATGTTATATTTGCGCCTTCTGTATGAATCCATACCATAGGTGCTTCATCCTTATATTCGAATGCTATCGTTAATAGTTCGGATTCATCAGTAACATTATGTTCTGTTGCACACACTGGATAACTATCAAAAATATACTTTTTAAGTCTATCAAATGGTGTAATTACACTCTGTCCTTTGAAGCCCAATAAATCTGTTTTTGTTAAATTAGTGTTTCCAATCATTAGTGTCTTCCAATTTGTAATTTTTTGTTCCAATATGAGCAATCATTTGGCTTGCTTCATTGTCAATAAGAATATCGTATCCTTTGTCTTTAAGTTTTTTGCAAAAGTATATATCTTCGCCTACTAAATTTGTATAATCTTCATTCCATTCTACGCAGAAGTAAGGTGATTCTATTTCTTTAAATACATTTGTATTTAC